GCGGCTTGTTTATTGCCAAGCAAAGCATGTTGCTGATGATCACCTTCACGCGAGGATTTGATGTCACTCATGCCGTAATCCTTGGCTAATTCACGCAAGGTGGTGTCAGCATGTTTGGTGGAATCAGACTTCATACCCACGGCTTGCAAGAAAACCATTTGTACTTCCGATGTGCATCCATGCGGACATACAGGTTCCCTGCTTTCAAAAAAGCCATGTGCGGGACATTTGTAATCATGAACGACTGCCATAGTTTCTCCTTATTTGCTGGTCAAGAGTAGGGCGTTGATAGTCTTGTGCTTTAGGGCGAATGCCAAGGTCTAACTTAAAACCGCTGCCATCATAGGTAAGCAGTCTTCTTCTCACCATCTGTGGCTTAGGTTGCTTTCTGAATTCCACATACTTCTTGCCAGCCTTGATCATGACCGCAACATCGCCATTAACCCAATGCTCATAGGCACGGTTTACACGCGTCTGTACAAGCTCTGTGAGCGGGTATTTACCATTGAGAAACACATCTCTTAGGTGCAAAGGATCAAGGCCGCATAGCTCGGCAAATAAAGCAATGGAGATACCGCGTTTCTTGTCACTCATAAACGCTGGAATGACTTCCATCATCTGACGCTTACTGAGGCCCAACGCCAATCGCCTTTAAGTAGTTGTTGATCTGCTTATCTACCACTGGCACTTGCACGGGTGTTACCGCTTCTTCTTTGCGATCACGGGTCATGCGCATTTGCAAAAGCCTTGGCATGAGCTGTTCTGCAAAAGCTACGCAAGCAAGGGCTGTAGCAATGACACGATCATCTTTATTGCGTCCATAGGCGGCAATTGAGCCTTGATCACGCACCACGGATTTCATCTCTTCCAGTAAATCCATTGAGTAGACATTCATCATCCCGCGCTCAAAGTAGTCCTTAAAGTAATTCAACATCCGCTCTTTGGAAGAATGCGTGGTGAGATAGCCCAGTGAGTTCGAGACGCCACCCAACGAATCATTACGCCGCCAAAGGTAGTGTTGCATGTGAGATAGCACATCCATCAAACCTCTTGCCTTGCGTGGTTCCATCGTCTGCGCCTGTCGTTTGAGGTTGCGCATCTCATTGATGACCGCCTGACCTGGCCCATTGACTTCTAGGTTGAGGGTGGAGTTCTTATAAGCCCCTGCCAGGTAGCACACGACCCAAGCAAACTGGTAGGTGTTGAGTTCTGAGGTAGCGAATTCCGCAACCTGATCAAGTCCATCTGCATAGCAGCGGTAGATTTGGATGCAGAAACGATCAGCCCAGTCGCTGCTTCCATATGCTGGATCAGCGCCGATGACGTAATAGGCGTTATCAACAGGTTCCTCCCACACTTTAAGCGTAGCCATGCGCTCAGTTGAGTTAATTAACTCAGTGTCTTCAAAGTATTGCCCCATTGAGAAGCGATAGAACCGAGGTAATAACTGCTTGGCAACCTTGGCTTGATCAGTACAACGGGCGTGTGAGAAGAAACTAGAACCCGTCATGATGAAGGCATAGTCCTCCGTCGGAGGAAACTCCTGATACATGAGGGCTTCATCCTTAATCCCCTCATTCATCTTCCATCGCCACCAGGCAATCTGCCTTGAATTGATCTCAAACTGGTAGAGCTTTTTAACTTCTCGTGTCCATTCCTTTTCTTCAGGACTTAGCTTGCCATCCCAGTACACCTTGTAGACATCCGACTTGGCATCAGCACTGTATAGTTCATTGCGCCACCAACCACAGAAGATAGCCTTTTGCGTTCTTGCACGTTTGGCAACGGCCCACATGTCATGCCACATGTTGAATCCACGGGCTGTGCTCTCAAAGAGGTAGAGCCTATTGGGATTTTTCTCTGCCAAAGACGCTAGCAGTGAAGCTAGTCCTTCTTCATCACCCCAAGAAGATGTCTCTGTGCCATGCAAATAGGTAATACCTTTACCGCGTCCTAACGACCCCTTGGCTCGCAAACCAGCAACCTGGTAAAAGAGCCTACTCCGGTTCTTCAACACCATCTGATTCCTGTTATGCGTCATCAAAGGAATCTTGTACTCAGGAGGCAACCCATCCATGTACATGGCAAGTGTCGTTCTGAACTGATCTCGGTTCTCTTCTGTATCGGTGGTGAGTGTTCCCTGAAACCCAGGGTTCTTAAAATGCCAGTAAAGGTCAAGTGCAAGCGATATGGTGGTAATGCCAAGCTGCCTGCCTTTGAGAATCACAAAGAAGTGAATGTCATTGTTCAGACCCTTGGCAATCTCTTCCATCACATAGGTCTGGCTGCCAAGCAAACGCTGTCCAAGACGCTGTATGCCTAACTCTTTGGTTTCAACCTTCAGTTCCTTGCAGAACTTGTAGAAGTGATTAAGGTCAAACTTCATTCAATGCCTGGTTCATATTCGTAATAGGTGCAAACCTTCTCTGCCAGCAAACCATCTCTCATGCAGATCAATACCACTCCCTTTTCATCATGGCTTTCTTTTAGTCCAATTTCTTGGCTGTAATGGCAGTTTCTGCAATCGGGCTTCAATTCCATAGTTTTCCTTTAACCACAACACCGTCTTTTGCTCATCAGCATTCAAAGGACGTTTCTTCCTTTCATCCTCATACCACTTCATCGCCAGATACGGATAGGTTGGATCATCCTCTGCATACTTCGTAATCCATCTCACCGCATCATCATGCTTCACTTAACAGTTTCCATGCTGTTGCTGCCACTGCTGGAACTTGTCCGTTTCCAATGGCTTTAAGTCTGTCCACCCTAGCGGCCACCCCATCAACCACTCGACCCACGTCGGGTTCAACTTCCCACCAACTCGGCTTGCAAGCGTCGGTTCGTTTCGTTTGGCTTCGCTCGGCGCATTCGTTTCTTTGGCGTTGTGCGCTGTTGGAGTCGGCCACAATCCAGATTCTGTCCCTCTGATGCGGAGCGCCAACGTTGGCTGCTCCCAACACTCCCCATCGCGCATCAAACCCCATGCTGGCAAGGTCTGACAGGACTCGGTCAAGTCCTCGAGAAGTGAGCATTGGTGAGTTCTCAATGAATGCGTATCGGGGTCGTACTTCGCAAATGATCCTTGCCATTTCTCGCCACATCCCTGATCGCTCTCCGTCAATTCCTGCCCCTTTTCCTGAGGCCGAGATGTCCTGACAGGGAAATCCCCCAGATATGACATCAACAATGCCCCTCCACAGTCTTCCGTCAAAAGTTTGTACGTCATCCCAAATCGGGAAAGGCGGGAGAATCCCATCATTTTGTCGCTGCACAAGTACGCTTGCGGCATAGGGTTCCCACTCAACGGCGCAGACTGTTCGCCATCCAAGCAACTTCCCTCCGAGTATGCCTCCACCAGCGCCTGCGAAAAGAGCCAACTCATTCACTCAATCCTCCACACCCTTACCCCATTCTCCACCTTCCTTGCCGTGTACTTCTTTCCTGTTCTTCTCCATTCTCTATAGTTAGCATTACATAGCTTGGATAGATCACCTCCCTCTAGGTAGAAACTATCTCCTAGTTCTAACTGTTCATAAGGGTATTTAGGCCCTGTCTTCCTATCAGGTATATCTAAACCTCTCTCTAACTTGAACATCTCGTACATCTCCATGTTGTCGATGTACTCATCATACACACAAAGATATTTAAGGTAGGCAGTAAAAGCAGATTTTCCTTGGGGCGGGGAGGGTAGTGGTGCACCCAAATCCCGCCCCCCCGTCCCAATCACTTCGCCAGTCAACGATCGATCTGCGTGCTTGGTTATGGCCATGTCATGACCATGCAACCTTGAGCACGTGCCTGCTCATGCACTGCGTAGGGGGAAAGGTAGACGGTCTCGACCCTTGTACCCATTGTCGATTGATGCAGGGAGCGTATAGATATCAATCATCTATTGTCCCTAGATCATCAATGAGAGATATGCCCTTATATATATCTATACAAGTAACCCTTTACACCTATATATAGTTTTTAAGATTCTATGAGTACTTATCGAGCATAGATAAGCTATCGGAGTGTATTAGCGTGTTTATATACTAAAGTCTAATACACAAGCATTGAAAGCATGTCAGCATACTCATACAACACTTTATAGGGGTATGACATGGATATTGCTCAAACAATCACTGATCGAATCATTGCAGAACTAGAGCAGGGCACTGCGCCCTGGGTTAAACCATGGCATGAGGACTGCGAATCCTACAATCCGGTTAGCGGTACGGTTTACCGCGGCATGAATCAACTTTGGCTCAGCATGATGGGCCTTGGTCGATCAAATGCTTGGCTCACGTTCAAACAAGCTAGCGATGCAGGCTTGAATGTTCGCAAGGGTTCTAAAGGCGTTCCGATCATCTTCTGGAAGCAATTGTCGATCAGCAAAAAAGATGATGCAGGCAATGATGTGAACGCGACTATTCCAATGCTCAAGCATTACTTCGTCTTCAATGCGGATGACATCGAAGGCGCTACATTCTCGAAAGGCTCAGGAAGGCTCGAGGGTTCGATTGATAGCAGAGTGCAGGCAATAGTCGATAGGCTTGCTTTAGATGGTGGAGTTCAAAAGGCTAGCAGTGCGTTCTACCAGGCAAGCAAGGACTGTATCGGTATGCCTGAACTTTCAAGCTTTCGATCACTTGCCGATTACCACGCTACTTTATTGCATGAATGCGTTCATGCTACTGGTTCAAAGTCTAGGCTTGATCGTCAGCTTATGAATCGCTTTGGAAGCGAAGCCTACGCATTCGAGGAACTGATCGCTGAACTAGGCGCTGCCATGCTTTGCATGAAAACTGGCGTCGATGGGCAGCTGCAACATGCAAGCTACATTGACTCATGGCTCAAGGTTCTCAAACAAGATAAGAACGCGATCATCAAGGCAGCAAGCAAGGCTCAAGCTGCAATGGATTACTTAGTAGCTGAGCAAGCTGAGGAAATGCCGCTAGCTGCCTGATTTCAACTTATAGCCCATTGCAACCAGTGGGCTATGGGATGCGATCAGCATCAATTAACCAATGGAGATAAACATCATGAGAAAAGACGTCACATTGTCTACTGGTCGAATTGTTTCGCATAGACCGTACCTATCCAACGGCGAGCCTAATGGAGCCACTGAAGCATTCATCCTTGGCGAGCATGAAATGACCAATGAAGAGTGGCTCGAATACGTTTCAATCATCCACAGTGAGAAAAAACCATGCAAAGCCTAATCGACTGGACTATCGCCGCACTCTTTGGCATTGCCCTTGCCTGCTCAGTCTTTTTTAACCTTTGAGGGGTACATCATGCTTACTACCGACTTTACCGGCACTTATGACTATGAAATGGAAGAGGCACACCACGCCGCTCAATACATAGTTGAAGAGTTCACCGAAGGGTTTATTGAATCATCCGATGAATTGCACCATCGCATCAATAAAGAGCGTATGCACTGGAAGAAATGCTTACCTGAAACATTTGAAGACTTCGATAAGCACTTCATCGCCTATTTGCGTCAACACTTACCCGCTAGTGAGTCCCTTTAACCCTGGAGTAAACCACCATGATCGAAGACACAAAACCAGTCACGCTCGAAGACTGTGCCATTGACTTATTTGAAGACGCGTACATCAAGCACAAAGACGAGCACACAGTCACATTAGTAATCAACCGTGAGATATGGGACATGCTTGAGTCATTCTGCAAGTCCTAACCCACCACAATGCCCCTAGAAGCCATTAAACGGGCTTTTACGGGCTTTTCTCTACCTAATTGGAGTCCGAGTCTTCTTCAATGAACTTAGGAAACGTCTCAGGCTTTATTTGCCTCACCTGTATAGCCCTAATTTTGCTCGCAAGCCACTGCAATCCCTCTTGCTTTGCGCGAACATACCCTTGGAGGTTATGGCCTAACTCTTTAATCTCTGATTCGCTCCATAAGCTAGTTTGCTTTTGCAGTTTTGCGTCGAAGTATGACTCTAAAAAAAGGAGGCGATCAAAAACATTGAATAGACCTCTATTGTTTAAAGCGAAGTTGCATTCATTACAAGATGGAAGCAAAACGCAAGGTATACCCCATTTTTTCCTTTTCTCATAAGGCAAATCTTCAATCATTGAAACTGGAGGAACATGATCTAAACCTTGAGCACGATCCCCACAATAAAAACAAAAGTAACCCTCAGCTAAAAAATGACGGCGGTATTTATGACCATGAATTTTTATCAAATCCCGCCTTCGTTTCTCTGCTTTGCTGGCCATGCAATTAGTTTGATTTACAAACCTTACATACACCTTACTGGAGTTGCACCTATGGAAGAACGTAAACCGCCTACATGGATCGATTTAATCGACCATCAAATCCAGCCCGATAAATGGTTCCGACCCGTCGATCAAGTCTGGCGTGAACATGGATGGAAACCACCATCGACTGAGTGCATCGAGACTATGAGAAAGCACAAGGCATTCCGCACCTGGTCGCATTATTCACCCTCGCGGGAGTCCCAATGAAGATCGATCAACAAGACCCAGAGAACTTGCAGGTAAGTTTGCTTGTTGCAGCGCACATGATCAGAAGTGCAGCAGGCTTAATCAAAGAACAACAAGCATTGATTGATGAACTTGTTGAGGCCTTGTGGGGCATGGTTACCAGTTATCACGCAGTCGAATACATGGAAGACCATATGAAACAGTCATCAGCAAGGGCAAGAGCTGCCATTGAGAAAGCAAAGGGTAAACCATGAGTAAGAAGCAATTAAAAGACATTGAAACCCAAGCGATGATCGATAAGTGGCAGGAAGAACTGGCAAGACATGTTGCCTATCTCCCCATCCTATGCGAGCAGGCAGGGGTTGATGAGATGGAACTGCATCGTGCCATTGAGATTCACTTTTACGTTAGGTCAATGAGTAAGGGGGCTATGCAATGAGTAAGGAGATAGATTTAGCCAGAGTCGGTGAGGTTGGCATCTGGGGTCAGTGCGAACCGCAGGAAGCATTGGAAGATGGCTGGTGCGACTGGGTATGCCCAAGACCACAAGGTTATTTGATGCAGTGCTGCGACTGTGAATTGATTCACGAAGTTGATTTTCGTGTAGTCAAGTATGAGTCTGAATCTAGTGAGGTCTATGAAGTGGTTGATGACCCTAATCTTCAAGCACAAATGCGGATGAAAAGACGCGATGACATATCACCCAAGCGTGAATGGGCTGGACTAACTGATGAGGAAATAAACAGCATTCGTTATAGCCGAGATTGGACTGCGCCTTGGACTGATACGACTTTTGCCCGTGCCATTGAAGCCAAGCTAAAGGAGAAAAACACATGAGCGATTCATACGATGATTACGAGTCAAAAATGCAACTTGCAGAATACGCATGGGAAAAACGTGTCGGTGAAATGGTGAAAACTGAACACGACAAACAAATTGAGATTGCACAGGCTTATGAGCGAGGATGGAATGCAGCATTAGCTCAGCGTCAATGGGTTGGCCTGACGGATGATGAGATGGAAGCACTTTTCTTGAATGAGGACGGTGTGAGGTTTGCCCGATATATCGAAGCCAAGCTGCGGGAGAAGAACAATGGCTGAAAACAAAACAGTAAAGACACCAACAGACGGTGGGGCAGGTTTTATCGACGGTGTGCGGTATGGGCCAGAATACGAGCGCGGGTTCGTTGACGGTATGCAGCACCAGCTGCAATTAAGCGTAAAAATTAACAAAGAACCAACCAAAATCTTTGGCCCCGGTCTTGAAGAACTTCTCAACAGCGCAGGGTTTTACAGGAAGCGTGAATGGGTTGGGCTGACGGCTTATGAAATACAAGAGATCCATTCAGGAAATCAGCACTGGGGTAATTTTGCTTGCGCCATTGAAGCGAAGCTGCGGGAGAAGAATCATGGATAGAGAAGAAATAATCCGCATGGCGCGGGAGGCTGGGTTCAAAGTTGATTGGCAACACGCAGACGTTGCTGAGATTAAAGCGAAAAGGTACGAATACTTCGCCGCACTT